CGGACATACATATGGTCGATCAAAAGCGCGTAGGCGCCGACCTCTTCAAGCGTCATGCCTTCGACGCCGTCGATGAACGCCTCGGGGTCGTGCTTGTAAAACTTCATGCCGTTTCCCCCTTCAGCGGGCGATGTTCAAAACCAGATCGTACTGGATGTGCGCTTGCAGCTTGTCGGTCCCGCACGGGCCGTTGCGTTGCTTGAGAGTCAGAAGCTCGATTTGGTCGCGTGCGCGATCCATTTGTTCTTGCCATTCACGCATCTTCTCATCGCCAGCAGATGCGGGGGGCTCACGCCTTTCGAGGTAGTAGCTCTCACGGAAAACGCCGATGACCACGTCGGCGTCTTGCTCGATGGCGCCGCTCTCACGCAGATCGGAAAGCTGCGGGCGTTTGTCGTCGCGCGTCTCTGCTGCGCGCGACAGCTGACTGAGTAACACCACAGCGACGTTCAGTTTTCGCGCCAATTGCTTTAGCTTCGTCGTCATCTCACCGAGAATGGCGGCGTCATTTCTGCCGCGCGCTGTTGGGCGGTCGAGGATTTGCAGGTAGTCGATGACGAGCACGTCGAGGCCGCCGAGCTTGCGGCGCATAGAGCGCGCGCTCCACTCGATCTGCTCGACGCTAAGACCGGCGCGATCATCAATCTCGATGGGCAAATCGCGCAAGCCCAGCACGGCGCGATCAATCAGATGACGCGACACATTGGGCGCGCCGCTGCGCAAATGCGAATACGAAAACCGCTCAGAGCCGGTTTGCGATTGCGCGTAAGCCTGCGCCGATAGTGAGCGCATGGCCAAGCTCTCGGCAGACATTTCCTGACTGACGATGCCGATCTTTGCGCCGCGCCGCGCGCCATTGCGGGCGACGTTCAGGGCCACGCTGGTCTTGCCCATAGACGGGCGGCCAGCAAGGATGACGAGATCGCCGCGAAAGAGGCCGCCGCCCAAGCGGCGATCAAGCGTGTCGTAGCCTGTGGGGATCGCTCGCGCGCCATCTTCATCGAGGCCCGTGCGAAACGCGGCAGCAGCTTCGCCGATTGATTTGGTCGAGGCGTTCGAGGTCACTGCGCCGTCGAACAAACGCACCGCCTCCGGCAGGATGTCTTCGGCGTCTTCGTCGTCCTTGAACGTCGTCACCATCGCAATGGCGGCCTGCGCGGCATTGTAGATCGCGCGCCGCTGCGCCAGATCGCGAACGATACCGGCGTAAGATTGCGCCTGCACTGTGAGCGGCGCGGCTGCTTCCAGCAGGCCCAGCAGAATTGGCACCCACTCGCGCCTGGAGCCCTCCTCGGTTGCGAGGCGGCCAAGCAGCGTGACGCTATCGGCAACCTCACCAGCAGCGATCAGCGTTGAGGTGAGCGAGAACACGCGGCGGTGAACGCTTACGGAGAAGTCTTCGGCGCGTAGCGGCGCGCGGCGATCATTGACCCGCTCCAGCGTGACGTTGTCGAAGAGGATCGCGCCAAGCAAAGCCTGCTCAGCCATAATGTTGACGAGGGCTTGATGTGGCGGCTGATTTTCCGATATGTTGGTCATGAGGGCTCGATTTCCAGTCTCGCCCTCGCTTCGACGGCGCGGGCTTCATCCAAGAGAAGACCCGCCACCCTGTTGGTCTTTAGCTGGACAAACAGATCGAGGGTCCGAGGCGGCGCATCCGCTTCGGACCCTCATTCATTCCGGCAGGCAATGAGTCGGGCAAGTCGGCCCGGCGTCGGGCGCGAATTATTCCTGTGGGTTAATCAACTCGACCAAGCCGCCAGTGCGGCGCACGCGGCCCTCTTTCACCATTTTTTTGATCGCCGTTTCGACCAGAATTGGCGTGGATTCAGCGTAATCACGCAAGCGCCACGCCGGGCTTGGGCCGTGCTTGATCAGACATTCCGTGATCTTGGGAACAATGGCGGCGGCAATCTTACGCCCCTTTACCCAACCGGACTTAGCCGTTTTTGGTGCGATTTGGCGCAGGCGCGCAGAGATAGCCTGCTCCGAGCGCGCTGGAAAATGACTGGGCCAAGTCGCGGCCAGCGAGGCGTGGGCTATGTTTTGTTCGCGCTTGCGAAGAAGGTAGGCGTCCTCATCAGGTCGCCACGGCTGCTGGCCGTCGATAGCGCGGTTTGGCAGACCTAGGCTTTTGCGGATGCGCTGAACGGTCTGCGTGTTTTTCCCAATGGCGGCGGCGATGTCCTCGCGTGACGCCTGGGTGAACCACATTTGCGCAACGATCCGCGCGCGAACTTTATCACTCCAAATCTCCAGCCCCCTCTCCCGCGCCCAGCGGGAAATGTGTTTGTGGTTGTTGTTGGGTGTGAATTTCGCCGCAAGGTCCTGTATCGCCATGCGCGACTTAACAGCGGCGACAAACGCAGCCTCCTGCTCAGGTGGTAGTTGTGCGAATTTTCTTGGCAAGAGAGCCACTCCTGTTGACGAACAGTAAACAGTTCTGTAGTTGGGGTGACGTAGCAAGCACGAAGCGGCTTCGCAAGCCGGTATATTTAGAGCTACCACCAAGGAGTAGGCATGAAGACCTTTGTTACGCCCGAGATGGCCCAGGAGTGGCTATCCAAGAACCCCCAAAATCGCCATCTCAGCCAAGACCGCGCAAAGGAGCTTGCGACCGACATGCTCGGCGGGCGCTGGAACGGCGAGAACCGTCACGGCATTATGCTCGATAAGGACGGCAACCTGATCGACGGCCAGCACCGTCTGACTGCGATCTGCATCGCCTCCAACGAAGACCCGAAATTCAAGGGCACCACGCTTTTCGTTTACAAAGACGTTCCCGGCGACGTTCGCTCGGTCATCGACTTCAACCGCCCGCGCTCGATCCGCGATGTCATCCACATGGTTGACGACAAGGCCAACGGCGACATCGCCGGTTCAGCGGCAACCACGATCTTGAATTGGCTGGACACCGCTTCGCCGCGCCTCAACGCCCGCCGCTCCAAACCGGAGCGCATCGCGTTCATCCGCGAGCATGAAGACCTGCTCTACTATTCAGGTTTGGCGGCAAGCGCGCGCGGCGCAACACGCCCGTCTGCACTTGCGGCGGTTATTTTCCTGGCGACCCGCTCCGGCGACGCCCTCACCGATCACGCCCAGCGCTTTGTGGATGGCGTGGCCAACGGCGCAGAGTTGCCCCTGCAAGACGCTCGCCTGAGCCTGCGCGGCTGGTACTACAACAACCGCAAGCTCAGCATGATCCACGGCTTCTCTGCTGTGGCGCAAGCCTGGAACGCCTTTGTCGCCCAGCGACCGATGGCGCAAATCAGCGTCCGCGTCGGCGGCGACGGCCAAGTCATTGTGCCGCACATCATCGGCGCTCCGGCGCGCGGCAGCGGCAAGATGACCGCCGAGGTCCCAGGCACGGTTAAGGGCTTGATTGCCGAGGCCCGCGCCAACTGGACAAAGTCCAGCGCCCGCGACGAAGAGGCTGCCAGCCCTGCTAGCTAAACGGCGATACCTCACCCCCTCTCAGAAGGCGCTCATCCGCGCTCGCCAGCACAACAAATGCGGGTGTGGATGCGGTCGTTCTCTGGAGGGGGTGGCTATTCGCTGGGACCATCACATCGAGATTTGGGAGTACGGCCCAGGCGCAAACCCAGACGAGGTCAACAGCCTCGACAATTGGCGCGCCCTGGTGCGAGACCCCTGCGACCTGAAAAAGACTGGACGCAAGACAAGCGAGCGCGCCAAGATGAAGCGCAACGCAGCTAAGCACGCCGGAACCTACAAGAAATCCCCCTCTCGGTTGCGCGGCGGCAAGCTCAAAGGCCGCTCAAGTTTCGACCGCTGGCGCGATTTCAGCGGCAACGTCAAAACCAAGAAGTAAACCTGCGTTAAGGGATTTCACATGGAACCAACACCAGAACTCGTTGAACTCGTCGCCAAGCAATCGGCGCTAGTTCCACGCACGGCGATGGACTTGATCGCCCAGGCGCTCGACCGAGGCGATGATCTCAGCATCCTTGAGAAGCTCATGGACTTGCAGGAGCGTCAGGAGGCCAGCAACGCCCGACGCGCATTCTCCAACGCGATCTCTGAGGCGAAGCCGAAAATCCCGCGCATCGTCAAGAACCGCAAGGGCCACAACGACAAAATGTACGCCGATATGTCGGCCTACGCGGAGGCGGTGAATCCGGTTCTGGCCGCACACGGGCTGAGCTACCGCTACCGCTCCAACCAAGACGGCGGCCTCATCAGCGTCACTTGCATCCTTTCTCACCGTGACGGGTGCTCAGAGGAAACGACGCTAAAGGCGGGCGCGGACACGACCGGCAACAAAAACTCGATCCAGGCCATCGGCTCAACCATCACCTACCTCCAGCGCTATACGCTGAGCATCGCGCTCGGCCTCGCTGCGGCTGAGGATGATGACGGCCAAGCGGCGGGCGGCGAGGAGAAGATCACTGAGGAGCAACTGAGAGAGCTTCGCGGGCTTATTGAGGCCGCCGATGCGGACGTGGAGAAGTTCTGCAATCACATGAAGGTCGATGCCCTGCCCGACATCCTTCAAAAGAACTACCCGCGCGCCATCGGGGCGCTCGCGAAGAAAACCAAGGCGGCGGCGAAGCCCAGAAAGGCTGAGGTGGTCGAATGATCCTGCGCAGCGATCCCCTTTGGGCGACCGCCCGCGTCGGACACGTCACCGCATCACGCATCGCAGACGTGGTCGCGCGCTCTCGCGACAAGAAAGAGTGGGGCGTCTCACGCAAGAACTACGCCGCCGATCTGATCGCGGAGCGCCTGACCGGCAAGCCCATCGAGGGCTACCGCTCCGCCGAGATGCAGCGCGGCAACGAGGTAGAGGCCGAGGCAATCGCAGCCTACGCCTTCCTCTATGACGTGGACATCGGCGAAGGCGGCTTCCTGAAGCACCCTCGCCTCGCTTGGGCGGGCGCATCTCCTGACGGCTTGGTCGGCGACGATGGGCTGGTGGAGTTCAAGTGCCCCAACACCGCCACCCATATCGCCACCTTCCTGGGCGCGAAGATCGACAACGGCTACGCCTTGCAAATGCAGTGGCAGATGGCGGGCACGGGCCGACAATGGTGCGACTTCACCTCTTACGATCCGCGCCTACCCGAAGAGTTGAGCATGCACGTCCAGCGCGTCATGCGCGACGACGAGAAGATCGGCTGGCTTGAGCGCGAGGTTGAAATCTTCAACCAAGAGATCGAGGCCACGATAGCGGAGTTGCTGAAGGCCGCCGCATGAAGCGCAGTTTTCCCCTGACGCCACGCACGCGCGCACGCATCCTGGCGGAGATAGCCGCTGCGCCAGACGGGTACTGCGTTGAGATCAGGCCACAGCGGCGATCCGATGCGCAGTCGCGGCGTATGTGGTCGATGCTCGATGACGTTCGAGACGCGCGCATTCCCTGGCGCGATTGGCAGGGGCAAGTGCTTTATCCGTCATCTGACGGATGGAAAAAAATCTTTCTCGCCAGCCTACGCAAGCAAACCATTGTGCCTGGGTTGGAGGGAGAGTTGGTGGTGATCGACGGCGGCAGCAGCCGCGAACTGACGGTTCCAGAAATGGCCGACATGCAGACGATCATCGAGGCGTTCGCGACGGAGCGCGGCGTAAAACTGAAAGTGTTGGAGGAGTAGAGAAATGCCAGACCATCTTTTACCGCATCGTGAAGCGGCGGCGCTTGCCAGGACTGCCGCAAGGCAAGCGCGCGGCGCATCAACGACCAGTCTCATCACGGCGATGATCGCACGCGCGATCTATGCCAAGACCGGCAAGCCGGTGCGCCGCGCCGACGTTACGGCGTTCATGCAAGGTCATCGCAAGTCGATCTCGGGCTGCCTCTCCCAAGCGGCCACGGCGGGCTATCTGACCGCAGTAGAGCGCGGCAGATACACCCCAGGCCCGCGTGAGCCAGACCCGGCTATGGTTACCAACCAGCGCAGGCGTGAGGCTAAAGAGGTTCTGAGGGCCGTTGAGGACGCCTACAGCCAGTCGCCGCGCGCACTGGTCGATGCCGTCATCGAGGTGCTCAAGACTGAGGATTCACCTCCGCTACCGAGCCGCGACGTGTCTGCGCTCCGCAAGGCGCTGGCGCCGTTCGCGCGTCTGGGCAAACGCCTCGCTGAGATCGGCGCGCCGCCAGAGTCGATCCCCACCCTACTCCGCCGCGACGGCATCGAGGCCAAGGACTTCATTGCCGCTACTGAGGCGTTTGCGGCGCTGAAGCCGCCGAAGGCCGCCGCGCACAGCGACGAGGACAAGGGCGACCCGCTGGCGGAATATTT